TTAGTCTCCAGGATTCCCGGGGCGGTTCATTCCGGCATATCCCTTCAGGTTTGCGGCACTCGGGCAGTTTTTGCTGGTCATCAGGATTGACGTGAAATGCTCCTCTCCGCACGCCTCGGCAACCATCAGCGCATCGATTAGGTTTCTGTTTCTCGCCTGCTTACGGATAACTTCGAAAGCTTTCCTGTAGAGCGGAATTGAAAACGCTTCCGGCTCAAGCGTTGCCAGAACGTCACTGGCGGTTGGAGTTAATCCACCAATCAGCAGACCACCGATAACGCTCGCTTCGATATCCTGTCTCATGCAATCCCCCTGTCTGCAAACTTCCCTTCCCGAACTCCCGTTAACGAATCTTCCCTCAGCAGGTAATCAAAATCTGCCGTCCAGCCCGTGTCGTTGTCTCCGAAGTAAAACGGCTTGGCCTGATGCACAAACGCCCTGACATACGCTCTGAAACCGTCCACGTTTGGCGTTTTCAGTTGCGGGATGATTTTCTTCAGGCGACGTTTGCGTTTCTCGTTGACCGCAACAGCATGTGGCAGTCTGTCACCGACTTCGGTGTTGTAGGCGTTCAGGAAGGATTCGTAGTCGATTCGTTCTGCCTTGCGACGTTCAGGTTTAACCTGCCCATCGCCTCCCCCATTGGGGGGTAGGGGGGTATTATTTATATTCTTGTTAATACCTTCTTGTTCATGATGTGCGGTTGTTTGTGCGGCTTCATGTGCGCTTTCATGTGCGGCACGTACGCTGAAAGCCGCGCCATTACTGGCTTCGTCATGTGCGGCATCATGTGCGTTTGTTTGTGCGGCTTCATGTGCGGGTAAATTGTCCATTTTTTGAGCATATTCATGGTAATTTGTGATGGTGATCACACGACCTTTTTGCTTCTCTCCGTCAATGGAGATCATCCCCTCTTTCACAAAAACCTGAAGCATCCGCTCAACCTGATCACGGCTTGCCGGCTTGCCATGCCTGTCGCATAACTGAAGACCTAAATCAGCTGCTGTCACAACCAGTTGACCGGGTTGCAGATGCCATTCATGACCTTTGAAATTCGCTTTGTATGGCTTTCTGGCGGCATTCAGGAGAAGGTTTTCCCACAGGGTGCGAAGATAAACATCTTTCGCCCATGACTGTTTCAGAATGCTCCGGTACAACGGAATGTAACCAGTTTTCTGGTTCTCCATCCTGTTGCTCCTGCGCTCGTGTGCGGCGCTGAAATCGTAGATTTTTGCTGTATTGCTCATAACTACCTGCCTTGACGAAAGACCTTAAGAACATCGTTAAACTGACTTACGGATATGTCTTCTTTGAGCAGCTTTTCCAGAAATGCGTTTGGAATGAACGTATATCCCTCCTCTTTTGGTAGGGACGGGAGCAACGCCCTCGCCTCAGCCTTCAGAAGCTCAGTTCTGGCAACTTTCACAAAAGAGATTTGAGTTCTTTCATCAATGGAACGAAGGAAGCGCAAACGCTTAGCTTCTTTGTGTGTATCAGGTGGATTAAAGCCTTTGTTTCGCATATAATTACCTCGTTGGATGTTATTAAAATTCCATTTGGATTTGTTCAGAACGCTCGGTTGCCGCCGGGCGTTTTTTATTGGTGAGAATCGAAGCAACTTGTCGTGCCAATCGAGCCATATCGTCGTCAACGACGCCCCATTCAAGAACAGCAAGCAGCATTGAGAACTTTGGAATCCAGTCCCTCTTCCACCTGCTGATCTGCGACTTATCAACTCCCACAGCTTCCGCTGTCTTCTCAGTTCCAAGCATTGCGATTTTGTTAAGCAACGCACTCTCGATTCGTAGAGCCTCGTTGCGTTTGTTTGCACGAACCATATGTAAGTATTTCCTTAACAAATAAGAAGTTATGCGCATCAACTTATGCGCGTTGTATTCCCGCATTTCGGCGGGAATGAGGACCATGACTGTTAAAGAGCGGTGTTACTATTTGTTTTTCTTGTTGCTTGGGAAAGGACGAACTTCCTCTCCAATCACACTGCCATCAGGCTTTACCGTAACCATGATGTTACGGCCTGCCAGAATGGCCTTGCTGATAGCGCACTGGATTACACCAAAGTCACTGGCTGCTTTAGCCTGTCCATGGATTTTGGCGTAATCGGCAAGTGTCATTCGAATCATATGCACTCTCCGTTATTAACCATGAACAAAGAATACTACAGGTATTCAAAGCAATCAATACTCAGGGTATTTTTAGTTTAAGTACCTTAGCTATTAGAATTAAGCTATGGAAAATAAAAAATCACTGACGACAGAACAGCTCGAAGACGCTAAGCGGCTTAAGGCTTTGTATGAGTCAAAAAAGAAAGAATTGGGAATAACCCAATACTCAATCGCTGATGAACTGGGTATCACCCAAGGAGCGGTAGGGCATTATCTTAATGGCAGAAACGCGCTAAACGTTGAGGTTGCATCTGGTTTTGCACGATTGTTGCAAGTCTCAATTGCTGATTTTAGCCAGTCAATTGCTGCCAAGGTTGCAGAACAGGCAGAAAGCCTTAAGAGCGATGCCAACGTAAGGTATGCAGGGGAATACAGAGCAGGAAAGAGGTATCCGGTGTTAAGCAGTATCCAGGCTGGCTCGTGGTGTGAAGCATGCGAACCATACACCATTAAAGACATAGATGTTTGGCTTGAGTCTGACGCGCATATTCAAGGTAATGCGTTCTGGCTTAAAGTGGAAGGTGATTCAATGACGGCACCGGTTGGGTTAAGCATTCCAGAGGGAACATTCGTTCTTTTCGATACCGGAAGGGAGGCGATCAACGGCAGCTTGGTCATAGCAAAACTTTCTGACTCTAACGAAGCAACATTCAAGAAGCTGATAATCGACGGCGGAAATAAATACCTCAAGGGACTTAATCCTGCATGGCCTCTCGTGCCAATCAATGGAAACTGCAAGATTATAGGCGTTGCAATTGAGACAAAACTAAGGCTGGTTTGATCACGCAAGGGGCGATTATGGTTGGAACCGCTATAGCAAGCTTTTTGGGGATGTTGGCAATCTCAACAATTTACGGCTTAGCGCATGCTTTTATTGCGAAATCTCTATCAGAAAAAATAAGCCAGGCTTGGGCGCATAGATCAGCTCGTTTCATGATTCTGGTGATCATGGCAATACAAGGGATATCTGCATTTATCCTCTATGGATCAAGCTTATACCTATTGTATCAAGGCGCGACATTTACGCCTTACACCAGTGATTACGGAACTCTATACGATGGTAGTGAAGACATCTCTATGGCTTGGATCGTCTTTGGTTTATCTATGGCCGTGTCTGTTGTAGCAGACATCATTAAGGTAATTCTCGTCTTAACCTTCGCTGACTAACTCATAATCCCGGCAGCAATAGCTATCGGGATCCACTTCACATATCCCGCATAAAAAGCACTGAACAAGCAGACACCGAAAAAAATAAATATCCTTTGTATTCATTTGCTTATCATTATTTCACCAAAAATAAATACCTTGGGTATTTACACAATAAAATACCTACAGTATTCTTTAGCCATCAGCAGGACGCTGGAAGCCAAACGGAACAGATTGGCAGGCTCTTTAACATTGATGGGATTGTCCCGCCGAAATGCGGGAACCAAAGAGTAGTTGGCTTTGGGGTGACGTGAAGTGCAGCTGCACGACGGCAACCTGAAGATAAGCACCCGGCGCGTCACCGCCAAAGTCAATTCCATAGGCGAAATGCAGCTGCCAAACACAGCCAATGCTGCACATGCAACAGGAGGATTTATGTGAATGCATAACTTCAAAACCGAGGTTAATTAAATCTCTCGATCCGAGCATCGACCTATTAGGTGGCGAGATGCTCTTTCTGCCCCTCAGTTCGAGGGGCCAGAAACCACTTTGCAATCACTATCAATTCCAAAGTTGTTTCATCGGAGGTCAACATGACAGTAGTAATTACATATCTGGCTGACGATAACGCCAGAAATCGCCGCAGAGCACGCAGACAGGCTCAACGTGAACAGGCAATGCAAGAGCAGCGACTGGCGCGAAAAATTGAGCTAAAGCTCTCTGGTTGCGTCAGAGCAGATAAAGCAGCATCACTCGGAAGCCTTCGCTGCAAGAAGGCAGAAGAAGTCGAGCGTAAACAGAACCGTATTTACTACCGCAAGCCACGCAGTGAAATGGGTGTGACTTGTGTTGGTCGCCAGAAAATGAAATTAGGCAGCAAACCACTGTATGAGGGATGAATTATGGCGTCGAACGGAATTAGCTTTAAAGACAATAATCTTTTAAGTCTCCGAGTTGATGAGATAATTTCCATTGTTACAACCTTTCCGACAAAAAAGGAAGCGTTAAAAGCTGGTTCTAAATATGGATGGTCATCAGCTTTCCTTATAGAGCGTAGATTTGAAAAGGTTTGGTTGGTGGGGAAAAAGGATTTCCAAAACGACCATATCGGGAAGGTGGAGTTCGAAGTATTCCGCATCCCATTGTTGAGATGGGAAAAGACTGCTGGAATTACACACTGCCCAATTATTTCAGTGCGCAGATATAAAGCCACATAGTCGGCCTTTTTTTTTGGCATAAATACACAGAGGTGAATAATGACAGTAGGAAGAATGAAAAGGCCATGGAATGTTGTTGGCGCTGGATTTAACGATGATGGGGTTTATTTCACGTTTGACGATACAACCATCCATCGAGGTGATGTGAGATTGATGGAGGCAGCTCCTGATTTGCTCGAAGCTCTGCAAGCGATGCTAAACAAGGCATACAAGCAAAAATGGAATGACCATTATCCTGATGAAGTATCGAAAGCACTGTCAGCAATCAGCAAAGCTCTTGGAGGTGAGTGATGTGCGAGTTTTATGAAGCAGATATCAAACGCCCAGAAATGGCAAGTGATGCGACATTACGTGATTACTTCGCAGCAAAGGCTATGCAAGCAATGATTAGTAATCCATCGATTATCGATAATGATTCTGATGGAGCTGTTAATTATGCAGCAAGCGCTGCATATAAGTTTGCAGACGCAATGCTCAAAGCTCGCGAATAAGCACTGTGTATTCATTCCAACGAGTGAATACACGGAGCAATGTCGCTCGTAACTAAACAGGAGCCGACTTGTTCTGATTATTGGAAATCTTCTTTGCCCTCCAATGTGAGGGCGATTTTTTATCTGTGAGGATATGAATAGATGTCAAACATCAAAAAATACATCATTGATTACGACTGGAAAGCATCAATAGAAATTGAAATCGACCATGACGTAATGACAGAGCAAAAACTTCACCAGATTAATAATTTCTGGTCAGACTCTGAATACCGACTCAATAAACACGGCTCTGTATTAAATGCTGTATTAATCATGCTGGCGCAACATGCTCTGCTTATAGCAATTTCAAGCGACTTAAATGCATATGGTGTTGTGTGTGAGTTCGACTGGAATGATGGAAATGGTCAGGAAGGATGGCCTCCAATGGATGGTAGTGAAGGAATAAGAATTACCGATATCGATACATCAGGAATATTTGATTCAGATGATATGACTATCAAAGCCGCCTGAGCGCGGCTTTACCGCATACCAATAATGCTTCACCAGAGGCATTTTCGTTATGCAATCAAATATAAGGAGTTACCCATGATGCACTTTCAGCTCGCGGGTAGCGGCGTCATGTCCGCTTTCTACCCGCACGAATCTGAATTATCACGCCGAGTTAAACAATTAATCAGAGCAGCAAAGAAACAACTGGAGGCGTTATGCGCAATGAAATAGCCATCAATCACCAGATGCTTCGTGCGGCACAAAACAAAGCAGTAATAGCCAGATTTATTGGTGATTCAAAAATGTGGCTTGAAGCAAATAAAGCGATGAAATCAGCTATCAACCTTCCGTGGTATCGCAGGAAATGAGTTTTACAGATAACTGGTCAGACGAAGAATTTATTCGTCAGATGAAAGAATTAATCGGTAACGAAGGAGATATTCATGTCACTTGCAACCACAGTGAAGGAGAGCAAGTTACAGAGACGCATGTACACGCAGCAGGCGTTAATGTATCGCCAGAAGGGAGATCGTGAAGGTGTTCGCGTATTTTTAAATGCGGCAAAGACTGAAGTATTAAATCAGCGTTATTTCCTTGGGCCGTGTCCATTCTGAGGTGAATTATGGATTTGAATAAATTCGATGAGCCATTCAGCCCTGAAGATATCGAATGGCGAATACAGCAAAGCGGTAAAACACGCGATGGCAAAGTGTGGGCTATGGTGCTGGCTTATGTCACGAACCGGGCAATCATGAAACGCCTGGACGATGTTTGCGGCAAAGCAGGATGGCGCAATGAATACCGCGATATTCCCAACAACGGCGGCGTTGAATGCGGCATATCAATAAAGATTGATTCCGAATGGGTAACCAAATGGGATGCTGCTGAAAACACGCAGGTAGAAGCCGTCAAAGGTGGTCGTTCCGGTGCAATGAAGCGCGCTGCCGTTCAGTGGGGAATCGGTCGGTATCTGTATAACCTTGAGGAAGGTTTCGCACAAACATCTCTCGATAAAAAGCAGGGGTGGCACAGGGCAAAACTGAAGGATGGAACAGGATTTTACTGGCTCCCTCCATCGCTGCCGGGATGGGCAATCCCAGCATCAGATAACAAACCATCACCAGAAAATACCAACCAGAAATCTCCATCGGTTGACTGCGAACAAATCCTGAAAGACTTCAGCGATTATGCGTCAACAGAAACTGACAAGAAAAAACTCATCGAGCGTTATCAGCGTGACTGGCAATTAATGGCTGGAAACGAGGAGGCGCAGGCTAAATGCGTTCAGGTAATGAACATCAGAGTTAACGAGCTAAAACAGGCGGCATAAATGGCAAGCAGAGGCGTAAATAAGGTGATCATTATTGGTCGCCTTGGGCATGATCCAGAAATCAGATATTCACCATCAGGAACGGCATTTGCAAACCTTACAGTTGCTACGTCAGAACAATGGCGTGATAAGCAAACTGGAGAGCAAAAGGAGCAGACGGAGTGGCACCGCGTGGTAATGAGCGGGAAACTGGCAGAAATTGCCAGCGAATATCTGCGAAAAGGCTCTGAGGTTTATCTTGAAGGAAAATTGCGGACAAGAAAATGGCAGGATCAAAGCGGACAGGATCGGTTCACTACCGAAGTCATCGTGGGCGTTGGTGGAACCATGCAAATGCTTGGTGGCAAGCAAGGAGGCAATGAACAGTCTTCACCTCAGCGAAATAACGGTCAGCAACAAAGACAGCAACCTCAGCAGCAGGGAAATCACAGCGAACCACCTATGGAGTTTGACGACGATATACCATTTGCGCCAGTAACTCTCCCCTTCCCTCGTCACGCTATTCACGCAATTTAATCAGGAGGAAATCATGCCAGCGCCTCTGTATGGTGCGGATGACCCGCGCCGCTGTTCCGGCAATTCCGTATCGGAGGTGCTGGATAAATTCAGAAAAAACTACGACCTGATAATGTCGCTACCGCAGGAAACGAAAGAGGAAAAGGAATTTCGCCATTGTATATGGCTTGCAGAGAAAGAAGAACACGAGCGAATTTACCAGACATCAATCCGACCATTCCGCAAAGCCACATATACCCACTTCCCTGAATATATCGACCCGCGCCTGCGTAATTACCGCTCACGCTATGGCGCTATCAGTAATGACTGAGGAATTTACCATGAGATGACTTGCATACAATCCCGGCATTCTTCCGGCAGAAATGATTATTCGCCAACGCGTAAAGCCAATGCCATCGAGAGAGGAATTGCTTAAAAGAAAGAGTTTCGGTTCTGTTAATGACAACAAATATCTGAATGCGATGTGGCGTAAAGGAGGCAAGCAGTGAGTGTATGTCTTATTGATAAACGTCGACGTGGGCAACAAATACCATCTGTTGGAATGCCGAATCACACATGGTTTTGCGTACTTGATATCGATGGTATGGATGCGTTGGTTGACACTCGTCATTACTGCGATACCGCAACAGCTACTCCGGCGAAAGCAAAGAAAATGGCTGCTCTGATAGAAAACTGGACTCCACCTGATGGTTGGTGCAATGGGAATGATCGAGATTGGCATGAAAAAATGAAGGGCTATATCTGCGATTTCTTACGTAAATGCAACGGCTTCAGGGTGATGTGATATGACCACTATGACCAGAGAAGAACAAAAGCAAGTTCTCATAGATACAGCTAATCACGTAATCAACCGTGATAATACTTCACCATATAGCGAAAATCTTAGGGAACTGGCGCGTATCGCGTTGGCATCGCTGGAAGCAGAGCCTATTGGCGCATTCCACATTGCAGAACAGCAAGTTGACGGCACAAGTGACTACATCAAGGATGGGGAATGGCCTATTGATAATGGGATTATTGAAGTATACGCCACCCCTCCAGCGCCAGTAGTACCGGAAGAAAAACCAATGCCTAATCCTCTTAGCATGTACGCGGTTGATGCTGTTGCCGCTATTGCAGAGGTGAGAGGCTGGAATGCCTGCCGCGCCGCCATGCTTCAGGGTGCCGAACCTGTAAGCCAAACTTACAAGTTGCCTCCCCTGTCATCCAGCGAAGTAAACGACGCGGCATGGAAATTACACAACATGCTGACTGAACACGGCCCGCTAAATGGGCGTCAGTTCAACAATCTGAAAGGTTGCTTCTATGAGGCATTAAAGGTCGCAATGCGCAACTATCCGGTAACTCCGGATGGTTGGATAAGCTGTAGTGAGCGAATGCCTGATAGCAATTGCTTGTATCTTTGCTGGGGAACATATTTTGAAGGAGATGAACCAGGCTACATTCCTGCTTATTTCTTTGTCTATCAAACCAACGGATGGACGGAGTGGCAGCCAGTAGAGGACGACTGCAATCCTCGCGAAGTAATCATAACCCACTGGATGCCGCTTCCAGCAGCACCAAAACAGGAGGTTAAGTGAGTATGAGTGCATCACTAATAACCGCCTTCAATCAAAGTGCAAATCCAAGCAATGAGCAGGTTGTTGTGTTCGGCTGGATTGCTGAGTATTTCGAAAGCATTTTCGACGATGAATCCGCTAGGTATTGCAGGAATATTTCTGAATCACTCAAAAATCAGGTTTCTGCTCAACAGGAGGTGAAGTCGTGAGCAAGCACATCATCAAATATGACTATCGAGAGGGAGTTAAACTTGCAAAGCATGAAATAGAAACGTGGTGCGGACATGCGCCACAATTTTCAGACTGGTTGTTTCAGGATGCTCAGCACGCGCTGTTGAGCATTGAGCAGGGAGCGCTGCTTGTTCCTTGCAAGAATTGTCTGGCAGCAATCATCAAAACGGCGCAGGAGGTTAACCGTGGCTAACCTGCAACTTTCCGTCAAAGGTGAATACTTCGATGCCATGATTCGTGGAGAGAAAACGGAAGAGTATCGCCTGTGTAATGACTACTGGAATAAGCGAATTATGTTCCGGGAGTATGACCGCCTGATTATCACAAAGGGATATCCGAAGCGCGACGATTCCAGCCGTAGAATTGATGTTCCGTATGACGGATATGAAATCAAGACAATCACACATCCGCACTTCGGTGATAAACCGGTAAAGGTGTTCGCGATAAAGGTGAATATCGGCAATGAATAACAATCCTCGCACTCGCGGGGATTTCTTTTATCTGAACTCGCTACGGCGGGTTTTGTTTTATGGAGACAAGAAATGTCAGATTTGGCTATGAAGGTTTTGAAATGGCAATCAACTGGCGATGTCGGCATCAGTAGCGCAACCCTTGCCTCAATCGCATGTGGCCTGAAAAAGAATATCTATGGTCATCACTTCGACGCACCCTATGACGCAGCAGATTTCCGGCGATGCGTTGCACTTGTTGAGCAGATTCCAGAAATCAGAGATTCATTCGGCAAGGTTGCAAAGCGCGTTCCGGCATTCAAAGGCATCCTCAACGAATGGGATTCCCTCGTTGCTCTGTTGAAGTCTGAAATGAAGATACACGGAAACAAAGCACCAGAGACTTACAGAATAATCAGCGAGCTACGCAAGGACTAACCCGCCTCACACTCGATGAGGCATTTTCATTTATCAAGATATCCAGACCTACCGCAATAATACCAACTCAATAAATGGAGATTCCAGGTGGAAGAAGAAATCTTCACTCGTGAAGAAGCAGCGTCGTATCTGAAGGTAGACAAAGGAACTATCACGCAGTGGATACGAAGTGGACGACTTCAGGCCGCAAAGATAAATCCAGATAAACCTAAAAGCCCATATCGCATTTGCAAGTCAGACTGCATTGCGGCGCTTAAGTCTGTGAGACACAATAGCGCGGTGAATGCGGTTGATGTGCAGGAGGTTAAAGCATGTCAATCAAACTACGCGGTGGCACGTGGCACTGCGATTTCGTCGCGCCAGATGGATCAAGAGTTAGACGCTCTCTTGAAACATCGGACAAGAGGCAAGCGCAAGAACTTCACGATCGTCTGAAAGCAGAAGCGTGGAGAGTAAAAAATCTCGGAGAATCACCGAAAAAGCTATTCAAGGAAGCCTGCATACGGTGGCTGCGTGAGAAATCGGATAAGAAGTCCATTGATGATGACAAGAGCATTATATCGTTCTGGATGTTGCACTTCAGAGAAACCATTCTCTCTGACATAACAACAGAAAAAATAATGGAGGCGGTAGACGGGATGGAAAACCGCCGCCATCGCCTGAACTGGGAGATGAGCCGGGACAGGTGTTTGCGGCTTGGCAAGCCAGTGCCGGAGTATAAACCAAAGCTGGCAAGCAAAGGAACGAAGACGCGGCATCTGGCAATACTTCGCGCTATTCTCAATATGGCTGTTGAATGGGGATGGCTTGACAGGGCGCCCAAAATATCAACACCACGCGTTAAGAATGGACGAATCAGATGGCTTACAGAGGAGGAATCGAAGCGCCTGTTTGCAGAAATTGCTCCTCATTTCTTCCCTGTGGTCATGTTTGCAATCACGACAGGCCTTCGCCGTTCCAACGTTACAGACCTTGAGTGGTCACAGGTCGATCTGGATAAGAAAATGGCATGGATGCACCCTGATGAAACAAAAGCTGGCAATGCGATCGGAGTTCCTCTTAACGAAACCGCATGCCAGATATTAAGAAAACAGCAGGGTCTCCATAAGAGATGGGTGTTTGTCCACACCAAACCTGCCTACCGAAGCGACGGAACAAAAACAGCAGCGGTAAGGAAGATGAGAACCGACAGCAACAAGGCATGGAAGGGAGCGTTAAAGCGAGCAGGCATTAGCAACTTCCGCTTCCATGACCTGAGGCATACCTGGGCAAGCTGGCTGGTTCAGTCCGGTGTCTCTCTTCTTGCACTTAAAGAGATGGGAGGATGGGAAACTCTCGAAATGGTTCAAAGATACGCCCACCTTTCAGCCGGGCATCTCACCGAGCACGCGAGCAAAATCGATGCGATTATAAGTCGCAATGACACAAATACGGCACAAGAGGAGAACGTAGTTTACTTAAATGCGAGGTAACTTATTGATTTAAATGGTGCCGATAATAGGAGTCGAACCTACGACCTTCGCATTACGAATGCGCTGCTCTACCAACTGAGCTATATCGGCCCTGAAAGGACATGTTCACGAACGTGAATCACGGTGGACAAGGTTAAAACTAACCGGGCGATGCGTCAATGGCCTTGTGAATCAAATGGCTACTTTTGCATCACCCGGTTTTATTTACGCACGAATGGTGTAATCACCAATGCCGATCCACTTGTAAGTGGTCAGTGCTTCCAGCCCCATTGGGCCACGCGCGTGGAGTTTTTGTGTGCTTACCGCCACTTCCGCACCCAGACCAAACTGGCCGCCGTCGGTAAAACGCGTAGAGGCGTTAACGTAAACAGCGGACGAATCCACTTCGTTAACAAAACGCTGGGCGTTGCGCATATCGCGGGTCAGGATCGCATCGGAGTGTTGTGTGCCGTGTTCACGAATATGGGCGATGGCATCGTCAAGATCGCTGACGATTTTGACGTTCAAATCTAATGACAGAAACTCATCGTCATACTCTTCGGCTTTAACAGCAACCACCTTCGCAGGGCCTGCCTGCAACTGCGCCAGTGCAGCTGCATCTGCGTGTAATGTCACGCCGCTTTCCGCCATTTGTTTGCTTAATGCGGGCAGGAAGCTATCGGCGATGTTTTTATTCACCAGCAACGTTTCAACCGTATTACATGTGCTCGGACGCTGAGTTTTCGCGTTGACGATCACTTTTAATGCTTCAGCGATCTCTACACTTTCATCAACGTAAATATGGCATACGCCTATACCACCTGTGATCACCGGGATTGTCGACTGTTCACGGCACAGTTTATGCAAACCAGCGCCACCACGCGGGATCAGCATGTCGATGTATTTATCCATACGCAGCATTTCACTGACCAGCGCACGGTCAGGATTATCAATCGCCTGCACGGCACCCGCCGGTAAGCCGCAGGATTTCAGGGCGTCCTGAATCACCGCCACCGTTGCAGCGTTAGTGCGACACGTTTCTTTGCCACCGCGCAGGATCACCGCATTACCGGTTTTCAGGCACAGCGAAGCGACATCAACCGTCACGTTCGGGCGCGCTTCATAAATCACGCCAATAACCCCCAGCGGTACGCGACGACGCTCAAGACGCAGGCCGCTGTCCAGTACGCCGCCATCGATTACCTGCCCCACCGGATCGGCGAGGTTGCACACCTGACGTACATCGTCGGCAATGCCTTTCAGCCGTGCGGGCGTCAGTGCCAGACGGTCAAGCATCGCTTCGCTAAGGCCATTGGCTCGCGCGTCAGCAACATCCTGGGCGTTAGCGTTGAGGATGATTTCGCTTTGTGCTTCCAGTTCATCGGCGATTTTTTCCAGCACGCGATTTTTTTCGCGGCTGGAGAGTTGCGCTAATTTATACGAGGCTTGCTTCGCGGCAATGCCCATTTGTTCCAGCAT